CGGTAATAATCGCTTGTTTATTAGTTATACCGCTAACGTAAATAGAATTATTACCAGGGTAAGAACCAGCTCTTCTAACTTTGATAGACAGTTTGCGCTTCACGACAATAGCACGCAAACTGGATTAACAACAACAACAGCTTGGTCTAAAACAAATAGAGGTAATACTAATGCTGCTGGTTGGATAAACCTTACTGTTACTTATGATGCATCTCAAACCAGCGGGGAAAGTGCTTTTAAACTTTATTGGAACGGCTCAGAGTGTACATCCACAGCAGCGTCATCAAACGGCTCACGAGGGTCTATAGCTGCTACTAACTACAAGATAGGAGAGAACATACATTCTACTAATAGTGGTGGTAATGCGTTTATGGACTTTGATGAGATAAAAGTTTATGATAGAATCATAAGTGGCTCTGCTATTACTAGCATATATAACTCAGGCGTTATAGCGGACAGCTCTCAGACATCAAGTACTAACCTAGTAACTGAATGGACGTTTGAGGGAAGTAATGCTAATGATTCAAACAGTAGATACACAAGCTCTATAACTGGAGGAACAATACAAAACCACTAATGAATTATTCTGTAGAAAAATACCATGAAGACGGAAGCGTATGGGAAGTGTTAGAAGATGACATACCTGTATACTGGGGAACGCAATCGGAGTGTCAAGCATATGTAGATTCACAATAATATACTATATTTGTTATAGTAGTTTAATTAAATTTCAATACAATGGCTAAGAAAGCAAAAAAAATCACATCAGAAGAGTTGGCATCTGCTAACGAATGGGTTTCAAAAATCAACCAGTACGCTAAGAGAATACAAGACTTAGAAGTAGCTAAGTTAGATAGCTATAGCGGTCTGAATCAGTGCCGTGTAAATCTTGATGCAGTTAAAAAGCAGCTAGAAGAAAAGTACGGTAGTGATGTAGAAATAAGTCTAGAAACAGGTGAGATTTCAAAGCCTGAGAAAGAGTAATATATGATAATTCGTAAGATATCAGTTGGTCAGGATTATAAGTCTAGTATGCACTACTTAGTAGGGCAAGAAGTTCTGGGCGGTAATTACAAGATACATCTGATAAGTTACGATGATGATAGTGAGTCTTACAGGATATACGTAAACATCGATTCTGAAATATATTTGTGGAAACAGTATAATAAGAATATACCAGTTTCTGTAGAATTCAATATGAACTTCTAATGAAGTCTCCTTACTTTTTTCTAATAAAACCACGTGGAGATGAATACCAGAACTCTATAGAGATTGCTGGTCAGAAAATCATCATAAACAGTACCGTTGAAAACCACAAGGCGGTCAATAGGTTTGCTGAAATATTAGATGTACCAACGTACTATGATGGGCCAATAAAAAAGGGAGACACGATTATTGTTCATCACAATGTATTTCGCATATATTATGACACAAAGGGAAGGCCTAGGAAGTCTCCTAATCACTTTAAAGATGATATCTATATGATTGACCCTTTTCAGTTTTACATGTATCATAACGGCACGGAATGGATGAGTGTTGAAGAATGGTGCTTTGTTCGTCCTGTAGACAAAACAGATACTTATCTTTATGAAGAGGCTCTTGAAGAGAACACAGGTCAGATAGCCTACACAAATAACAGTCTGATATCGAGAGGTGTTAACATAGGTGATTACATTAAATTTAGTGATAACAGCGAGTATGAGTTCACTGTAAACGAAGAAACTCTTTATCGTATGAATACAAGAGACATAGTGGCTTTGTTATGACAAATAAAGAATATAAAGAAAAGATAATAGAAGCTGGACATCAAGCTGTAATTCAGTTAATAAAAGTAGCTGAAGAAGAGATTATCAAGCCTGACCCTGAAGATGAGTTAGCTGCAGATAGATTAAAAAACGCTGCTGCTACAAAGAAGCTGGCTATTTTTGATGCTTTTGAGATACTCAATCGTATAGAAAACGAAAAGAATATGTTGGATAATCCCAACGAAGAATCTAAAACAATAACAGGAGGATTTGCCGAACGACGCTCAAAATAACCTGTATGAAGTTTTAAAAAATTACATACCTGATTCTGTAGTACAAAAACGGAATAAGGAAAAGTCATGGGTCTACGGTTACGACCTAAAGCATGATATAGTCGTTATATCAAAAGACGGTACTCTTGGAGAGGTTTTAAAGATAAACGGTGTTTACATAGGTTTACCAAAGGAAAAATCAAAAGTATATAAGCGTAGCTCTAAAAAAAGTGAGCAGTACTGGCATCACTTTGATTACCCAAAAGTCTTAAATAAAATACCAACTATATTCTCTTGGAACGAAATGTCTAAGGAGTTTAAAGAGAATTGGATTCCTTATATAGAAGAAGAGTTTGTTCGTAGAGAAGATGGTTTTTGGTTTTACAACAATGGTTTAAAAACCTACATCACAGGTACGCATTATATGTACCTACAATGGACAAAAATTGATGTAGGCTCACCGGACTATCGCGAATCAAACAGAATTTTTTTTATTTATTGGGAAGCTTGTAAAGCTGATTCTCGTTGCTACGGTATGTGTTACCTAAAAAACCGTCGCTCTGGTTTTAGCTTTATGTCAAGTTCAGAAACCGTCAATCAAGCAACAATTACTTCTGATGCTCGTTTTGGTATTCTATCAAAATCTGGTAGTGATGCTAAGAAGATGTTTACGGATAAGGTTGTTCCTATATCTGTAAACTATCCTTTCTTTTTTAAACCCATACAAGACGGTATGGATAGACCAAAGTCTGAATTAGCATATCGAGTACCCGCTGCCAAGCTTACACGAAAAGGTATTGGAAGGATTGATGCTATGGCTGATTTACAAGGCCTAGATACTACGATTGACTGGAAGAACACGGGAGATAACTCATATGATGGTGAGAAACTTAAGCTACTTGTTCATGATGAGAGTGGAAAATGGGAAAAGCCTGACAACATTCTTAATAACTGGCGTGTCACAAAAACTTGTTTGAGATTAGGTAGTAAAGTTATTGGCAAGTGTATGATGGGTAGCACATCAAACTCACTTGAAAAAGGTGGCGGCAATTTTAAAAGTTTGTTCTATGATTCTAATCCAACTGAGAGGAATGCAAATGGTCAAACAAAAAGCGGTCTTTATTCTCTCTTTATACCTATGGAGTGGAATATGGAAGGTTTTATTGATAAATATGGGCAACCTGTTATCGAATCACCGAAAGAAGCCGTAGTCGGTATTGACAATGAATTGATACATCAGAGTGTAGTTAATTACTGGGAAAACGAGGTGCATTCGTTGAAGTCAGATAGTGACGCCTTGAATGAATACTATAGACAGTTTCCAAGAACTGAATCACATGCTTTTCGTGATGAGTCTAAAAACACTTTATTTAACCTTTCTAAAATATATGAGCAGATAGATTATAATGACAGCTTCGGTAATAACAATGGTCTTCTACGAGGTGATTTTTATTGGGTAAATGGAGATAGAGAAGGTCAAGTTGGTTGGTCTCCAAATCCTAAAGGTAAATTTATTACCAGTTGGATTCCTAGTAAAGAACTGAGAAACCACGTTATAAAGAAGGGTAATAAGAAACATCCGGGTAATGAGCACATGGGTTCATTTGGATGTGACAGCTATGATATTTCAGGTGTAGTAAACGGTGGTGGTTCTAAAGGCGCTCTACACGGAATGACTAAGTTTCATATGGAAGAAGGCCCAACTAATGCTTTTTTCTTAGAATATATAAGCAGACCACCTACGGCAGAATTATTTTACGAGGATGTTTTAATGGCTATACACTTTTATGGTATGCCTATTCTTGTAGAAAATCAAAAACCGAGGTTGTTGTATTATTTAAAAGAGAGAGGATATAGACCTTTTAGTATAAGTAGGCCAGATAAGGATAAAAAGTTCTTGTCAAAATCAGAGAAAGAACTTGGTGGTATTCCTTCAAGTACCCCTGTCATATCCGCTCATGCAGAGGCTTTAGAGGCTTACATACAACAAAATGTTGGTGTTATAGATAACGCTGATTACGGAGAGGTTGGTGAGATTGCATACATGCCTTTTAACAGAACGTTATTGGATTGGGCAAATTATGATATAAATAACAGAACAAGATTCGATGCTACAGTAAGTTCTGGCTTCGCTATTATGGCGAACCAAAGCAGAGTCAAGGTTAACTCACAAAAAGATAGTAAAATATCACTTAACTTTGCGAAATACAGTAACAAAGGTTTTGTTAGTGAAATTATTAAGCGAGTATGATAAGTAAACCACGCTTCCAAAATGGCAGTGGATTCCCAAATCAGTTTGCGGATGACATCGAAAAAGAATCTATGGAGTATGGACTCCGTGTAGGTCAGGCTATTGAATCTGAGTGGTTCTCTAGAGAGTTCGACACGTCGTTGTATACTGAATTGCGCTCAGAGTATCTTACAAGAAGACTTTACGCGAGAGGAGACCAACCTGTTGAAAAATATAAAAATGAGTTATCCGTAAACGGTGACTTAAGTTATTTGAACCTCGATTGGACTCCCGTACCTATCATTCCAAAGTTTGTGGATATCGTTGTTAACGGTATATCAAACCGTATGTTTGACGTTAAGGTTACAGCAGTTGATGAGCTTTCTAACGATGAGCGTAAGGCATATCGTGATTCTATGGAAAGAGATATGCTTGCAAAGCCAATATTAGAACAATTACAAAAAGACACGGGTGTAAGTGCTTTTAATCACGACCCTAATAGTTTACCAGATACCATAGAAGAATTAGATTTATACATGAAACTTGGTTACAAGCAAGGTGTTGAGGTAGCTCAAGAAACTGCTATAACATCTGTCTTAGAGTATAATGACTACGAGGAAATAAAAAGACGTTGTGACGAAGACCAAGTCGTATTAGGTATATCAGCTATGCGTCATAAATTCGATACGCATGATGGTGTGCGTATTGAATACGTAGACCCTGTTAATTTTGTATACTCGCCAACTGAAGACCCTTACTATAAAGATTGCTACTACTTCGGAGAAGTAAAGTCTGTTCATTTTACTGAGTTGAAAAAAATAAACCCTTCTTTAACTCAAGGAGAGCTTGATGAAATCAGCAAAATGGCTAGTCGTTTTGACGGTTATCGTAGTACTCAAAACCTAAGTTCACAAAGTGGATTAGATAAAAACACAGTTTCTCTTTTGTATTTCTGTTACAAAACAGATAAAGAGATTGTCTATAAGGTAAAAGAATCTGCTAATGGTGGTAAAAAAGCGCTAAGAAAAAACGGTAGCTTCAACCCGCCTAAGTCAGAACAAGCTAGATTTAAGAGAGTCTCTCGTAGAATAGACGTTTGGTATGAAGGCGTAATGGTTCTTGGAACTAACAAGCTTATAAAATGGGAGTTAATGAAGAATCAAGTAAGACCTGATTCAGCATTTCAAAAAACCATACCACCATACATTGTATCGGCAATGAAGCTATCTAAAGGTAGTATTGATTCTTTAGTTAAGAGAATGATTCCCTTTGCTGACCAGATACAATTAGTTCACTTAAAACTACAGCAAGTTGTTGCTAAGATGATACCTGATGGTGTTTTTATTGATGTTGATGGGCTTAATAGTGTAGATTTAGGTAATGGAGCGGCTTACAATCCTTCTGAAGCACTATCTATGTATTTCCAGACAGGTAGTGTAGTTGGGCGTAGTTATACTGAAGACGGAGATTTTAACAATGCTCGTGTACCAATTCAAGAATTAAATAGTAGTGGTTCTAATGCTAAGATATCGAGTCTGATAAGCATGTATAATTACAACTTGAATATGCTACGTGCAGCAACAGGACTTAATGAAGCTAGAGATGGCTCAGCACCAGACCAATACGCTTTAGTTGGTGTTCAAAAACTTGCGGCATTGAATAGTAATACTGCAACAAGACATATAATGCTTAATAGTGTTGCTCTCACAAAACGTATATCTGAAGCTATATCATACCGAATTAGTGATGTATTAAGATACGCTCCGTTTGCGGAAGACTTTGCTAAGATGATTGGCAAAAACAATGTCAAGATATTGGATGAGATAAAGACAATGCATCTTCATGACTTCGGTATTTTTATAGAAATGGAGCCTGATGAAGAAGAACGTCAGCTACTTGAGCAGAATATACAACAGTCAATATCCGCTAAGGTGATTGAGCTGGATGATGCTATTGATGTAAGAAGCATAAGAAACCTAACATTAGCTAACACCTTATTGAAGATTCGTAAGGTAAGAAAGCAAAAGATGGATGCTCAAAAACAAAAGCAAAACATCGATATGCAGACTCAATCTAATATGAAGTCTACACAAGCAGCTTCTCAGTCTAGAATGCAAGAAGAGCAAATGAAGACGAAGGCTGAAGCTGAATTAGAACAAATGAAGGCTCAGATTAAGATTCAAGAAATGCAAGCTAAGGCTGAGATTGACAAAGAGATGCTTGAGCTTAAGTATATGTATGAGATGAAGCTTAAGCAGCTAGAGTCAAAAACAGTAAAAGAAAGAGAAGATAACAAAGAAGACCGTAAAGACTATAGAACGGAAAAACAAGCTACACAGCAAAGTGTACTTATTGACCAAAGAAAAAAAGATTCCGCACCTCGCGTTTTTGAAAGCAAAAAACCCGTTAAGCCTGTAGCCCCAAGGCCACAGACACCACAGCCTGTTGCTCCAGTAGCTAATATGCCAGCTCCTGTACAGCCGCAAGCACCAATGCCAATGGGTCAACCTCAACCACCAAATCCTATGGATTTATTAGGTGGTATGGGTCAAAATCGCGAAGCGTAATTTTATATAAATTTGTATTAAATTAAATCTAATAAAGTATGGAAGAGTCAGAAAAACAACCAATTGAGGTTGATTTCAAGGTCAATATGTCAAATACTCAGGAAACTGAAGTTGAAAAAAAAGAAGACGTAGTCACCGAAGAAACCTCAGTTGAGGAGACAGTAGAGCAGAAAGAAGACACTGAAGTGGTTTCTGAAGAGAATACGGTTGAGGATGAGTCTAATGATGAACCAAAGACCGAGTTATCTAGAGAAGAAGTATTTAACGACTTGTTAAAAGACAAGTATCAGATTAAAGCCGAGGAACTAGATGACTTAGTAAATAACAGACAAGTAAGCACTGAACTACCAGAAGAGGTAGAAAAGTACCTTGCTTATAAAAAAGAAACAAATCGCGGATTAGAAGACTTTATTAGTCTACAAAGCGATATTGATAGTTTAAATGAGGGTGAGTTGATGCGAGAGTATTATCGTCAAACTAAACAAGGTTTGGATGATAAAGACATCGAGCAGTTAATTGATTTAAATTTCGGCTATAATGAAGGGGCTGATGAAACGGTTATTAAAACCAAGAAGTTAGAACTAAAAGAGGAATTGTATAAGGCAAAGCAATTTCTGAAGGAACAGAAAGGTAAGTACAAGACGAAGCTTGAGTCAAGTCAATCGTCTTTACCCGAAGAGACTAAAGAAGCTGTGGAGTTCTTTCAATTATATAAAGAGAAACAAATAGAACAGGCAAAACGCTCAGAATCTGTGCGTCAAACGTTCGAGGAAAAAACAAGTCGATTGTTCAACGATGATTTCAAAGGTTTTGAATTCAATCTCGGTGATGAAAAAGTTGTTTTTAAACCAAAGGATGTCAGCGAAACGAGGTCAAAACAAAGTGATTTGAATAACTTCATCGCTAAGCACACAGATGAAAAAGGTGTTTTGTTGGATGCTAAAAAGTATCATACTGCTCTATCAATGGCTATGAACCCAGAAGCTTATGCTAAGTTTTTTTACGAACAAGGCAAGGCAAGTGCTATAGACAAGGTCGTGGCAGATGGGAAAAACATTGATATGAATGTACGTTCTAACGTTACCTCTGATAAAGGGGGGCCTAAGTTTAGAATTGTCGAAGATGGCAATTACAACTCAGGCCTGAAAATAAATAAACGTTAATGCTATAAAAAAATATTAAAATGGCAGGACAAAGTATTAATTTTGGAGGAACGGGAGTTGCTTCATCAATTGGCGGAGCAACATCGTTGACTCCAGCACCAGACCAGACATTGGCAAATGCAAACTATTTGTCAGAGTCTAATTACACTTTCGCTCAACAATACCTACCGGACTTATACGAGAAGGAGTTCGAGCGTTACGGTAACCGTTCTATCGCATCTTTCTTGCGTATGGTTAGCGCTGAATTACCTACCACTTCTGACTTAATCAAGTGGAGTGAGCAAGGTCGTTTACACGTTCGTGCAGCAGGTACAATTCATGCAACAGCGAACAATATTACTGTTACAGGACATGATTTCCGTGTAGGGCAAACTGTAGTTGTTATCAACACTACCGCTGGTGCTCGTTTAGGAAAAGAGCTAAAGTGTTACGTTAAGACTGCTTCTGCAGCGAACACTATCGTAGTTGCTCCTTACGCACAGGCAAACTTGACTGCAAACAGTATGTTTGTTGCAGCTGACACTTGTGAGATTTTTGTATTCGGTTCTGAATTCAAGAAAGGAAGTGAAGGTATGACTGGTTCTTACGAAGCAGGTTTCGAAAGCAAAGAAAACAACCCTATCATCATCAAAGACAAGTACGAAGTTTCTGGTTCTGAGATGGCACACGTAGGTTGGGTTGAAGTTACTACTGAGAATGGCGCAAGCGGTTACTTATGGTACTTGAAGTCTGAGCACGAAACTCGTCTACGTTTCGAAGACTACCTTGAAATGTCTATGATTGAAGGTGAGCCTGCAGTAGCTAGTTCAGGTGCTGATGCAGAAGGACTTATGGGTACGAAAGGTATGTTCTATGAAATCGAAGAGAATGGTAACACTACTTCTGGTTTGATTGAAGAGCGTGATGACCTTGAAGCTTTCGCTAAAGTTCTTGACAAAGAAGGTGCTATTCAGGAAAACGTAATTTTCGTTAACCGTGCTACTGGATTTGACATTGACCGTGTATTGGCTGCTCAAAACAACAGTGGAGCTTCAACTAGTTCTTATGGTTTGTTTGACAACGACGAAGAGATGGCATTAAACTTAGGATTTACAGGTTTCCGTATTGGATATGACTTCTACAAGTCTGACTGGAAATACCTAAATGATGCAACTACTCGTGGTGGTAGCAATAGCCTTATTGATGGTGTTCTTGTACCTGCTGGTACAACAACTGTATACGACCAAGTAATGGGTCAGAACGCTAAGCGTCCTTTCTTACACGTTCGTTACCGTCAGTCTGCTATGGAAGACCGTAAGTACAAGTCTTGGATTGTTGGTTCTGCAGGTGGTGCAGCAACAACAGACAAAGACAATATGGAAGTACACTTCCTCTCTGAGCGCGCATTATGTGTGATGGGAGCTAACAACTTTATGTTGTTGAAATAATATATATGCCCCTCGTTTTCGGACGGGGGGCTATATTTTTTAATCTAATTTAATTTTTAATAAAATGGCAAAACAAAACACAGGTTTTGGTTACAACTCTATATTAACCGACCTCACTCAGAAAAAACGTATTTTTATTTTAACAGGAGACCGTGCTCCTTTACGATACGTAATCCAAGCAAAGCATTCATCTAGAAAACCATTAACGTATTTTGACGGTAAATTAAATCGTGCTTTACGTTACTCTACAAACCAAGTTAGTCCATTTACGGACGAGCAAGACGGTTTGGTTACTATGGAGCCTATAACCTTTCAAAACGGTGTACTGACCGTTGAAGACTGGAATGTCAATCTTCAGAAGTTTCTCATTATGCATCCTCAGTATGGTACTCTGTTTGTAGAGTTTGACCCAGAAAAAGAGGCTGTTGAGAGTTATGAGAAAATGAATGTTGAACTTGAGGCTCAAATCGCGATTCGCGAATTAAGTATTGAAGAACTAGAAGCTATTGCTAGAGTCGCTCTTAAGGGAACTGGAATGGATGTAACATCGATGACCTCTAGTGAGCTTAAAAGAGACATGTTAATATGGTCAAAAAACAACCCATCACAAGTCTTTGAGTTGCTAAACGACGAAAATATTAAGCTTAGAAATATAGCTGTAAGGTCTGTTGAAATGGGTATCCTACACATTAAAGATGACCAAAGAACAGTTACTTGGGCTGAAGATAAGCGTCAAAAAGTAATTACAGCTCCGTATGGTGAGAATGTATATAGTGCTTTAGCTGCTTACTTTAAAACAGATGAAGGCTTGGATGTTATGCAAAAAATTACGAACTTGCTATAGTCTGCATAAAGAGTCCACTACTCATGGGTTCAAGAGAGGTCGCAAAACGCGGCCTCTTTTTTTTTGTATTTTTGTTTAAAATATATCCCATGATAAATAGCGTCAGAAACACAGTGATGTTCTTATTGAACAAGGATAACAGAGGATATCTAGCGCCATCAGAGTACGATTACTTCGCAAAACAGGCACAATTAGAGATATTTGAAGGTTATTTTGCTGACTACTCACGTGCAGTTACCGCTCAAAACAACAGAAAGAAGTCATTGAGTTATGGTGATAGTGTTATGCACATTCAAAATAAAATAGACATCTTCTCAAAGAATGCTGTTCTTGAGTATACCGACGTTGCTCCTGCTTCAGTTGGTGGTGAAGATGATTTCTTTTCATTACCGTCAGATTTTTACAAGCTAATTAATCTAACATACGGAGGTAAGGTTGTGCAAGAGGTGTCTAAACATAAGTTCGAAATGATTTTGGATAGTAATTTGACAGCTCCAAGTACTTCGTTCCCTGTGTATAAAAGAGAGGGTAATAAGTTTTTTGCACGACCACTTAGTATATATTATACAGGCACTACGCCTCAAGGAGCGGAAACTCCTTTAAAAATGAATTATATTAAGAAACCTGTAGACCCTCATTGGGGATACACTACAGTGGGAGGTGACCCTATTTACAATGCTGATAGTAGCACTGATTTTGAAATACCACCTTCTGACGAGACAGAGTTAGTTATTAAAATAGCTCAGTACGCTGGTTTGAATATCAGAGAAAAGGATGTTGTAGAGGTAGCTGCACAAATGGAAAATTTAGACTTTCAAAAAGAAAACTTATAATAGATGGCTAAGGTTGGTGTAGACATAACTCAAAACGAGTATTACCAAAACAACGGTAATAGTCCTGCAAATGAGAACTGGGGTACGTATCAATACATGCTCTTAGAAGATATCGTGAACAATTTCATGATTTCTTATGTAGGTGACGATAAAGTCATTAACAAGATAGATAGAAACGAAGTAGTTTTTCATGCAAAAAGGGGTTTACAGGAAATTCATTACGATGCTCTCCGTGAAATACGAGGGTTTGAAGCAGAGATTCCAGAGACTTTAAAACTTCCTTTACCACACGATTTTGTGAGTATGGTAAAATCAGGATACGCTGGTCTTGATGGAGTAGTTCATCCGATTATGCAGAACTTTAACGCGTCATCACCAACGTCTTATCTTCAAGATAACACGCCACAGGCAAACATATTAATTGACAGCACTAACAAAGCTCTTACGGGTACTCCTGTAATTGAAACCAATTGGGTAGACCAAAAGAAAACAACAATAAGTCCACCCGATAAAGCTTCTTTGGGTAAGAGATTTGGTATAGATACCGCAAGTGCTAACTTCAACGGGTTTTATCATATCGATAAAAATCAAGGGTTTATTATGTTAAACTCTTCTTTAGAGGGTAAGCAATTGGTATTAGAGTATGTTTCTGATGGCTTGTATGATTTAGCTGACAGTGAGATTAAAGTTCATAAGCTGGCGGAAACATTTATGTATGATTACATAGCGTCTACTATTTTATCTTCTAAATTCAACGTACAGGAATACATCGTACGTAGAGCTAAGAAACAGTCCAGCGCATCGTTACGAAACTTAAAGATTAGATTAAACTCAATCAAACTAACTGAGCTTACGCAATTACTACGTGGACGTGATAAGTGGATAAAGTAATATGGAGTTAAAAAACACATTTCATTCTGGTAAAATGAATAAAGACCTCGATGAGCGTCTTGTACCAAATGGAGAGTATACTAATGCACTTAACGTAAGAGTTGCAAACTCTGTTGATGGTGATATTGGTGCTGCTGAAAACGAAAAAGGGAATACTAAACTTACGGGTATACCTTCAGCAGATGGACTCCAATGTATTGGTGCTGTATCAGATGAAAAAAACGAAAAGATATATTGGTTTGTTGTAGACAATAATGGCAAGTCTGCTATTTATGAATATGACAATAAGAACGATATAACCACAACATTGCTCAAAGATGAGCGTACAGGTTCGTCTCAGGTGTTAAACTTTAATGCCGACTACAAGATTACGGGGGCTAACGTGATATACAATAAGTTTGACGAAAAGTCGCTATTGTTATTCACTGACAATCTGAACCCTCCAAGAATGGTTAATATCGAGAGAGCCAAAGAATACGGTGTTGATAATTTTGAGGAAGATGACATTAATCTTTACAAAAAACCTCCACGCACACCTCTCAAGGTCACTCCTTTTAATTTACCAACAGAGGAAGAAAACGGTGTGAAAGAACGCTTCTTTTCTTTTTCTTATAGATATAAGTATTTAGATGGTGAGTTTTCCGCATTATCTGCGTTTACTGCATATCAATTTTATCCGGGTTTATTTGAATTGGATTTTGCCACAATGGAGAACATTGGCATGGTTAATCAATTTAATGCCTACTCTATTCAATATAATACGGGAGATAAGAGAGTAACAGATATTCAAATCTGTTTTAAAAGCCCATTGTCTGATGTTGTGTTTGTTGCGGATACTATAAATAAAAAAGAAAATAGTCTTCTTAACAACGCTACTAGAACATACCGATTCAGTAACAAGCAAGTCTACCAAGCTCTTCCAAACGATGAGTTAAACAGAATATACGACAACGTTCCATTAAAGGCGTTGGCTCAAGATATTATAGAAGACCGTGTTGTTTTCGGTAATTATGTAACCCAGTATGACGTCAAAGAAACCACAAGTAGTGATTCTACCATAGAGATGGATTACGAGGTTGAGATGGTTACTAAATCACGGGCTGGTGAAGAACAAACACACACCAAGGAAACTAATAATGAGGTTTTAGTACTGGATTTTACAGGTATAACTCTTGTAAAAGGACACGTCGTTACAATAAATATAGATTTAACTAGTGATATTGTTGTTGATACACCAAATTATCATGGTGGAGCAGCACAAAGTGTAAATTCTTTTCTTCTAGAGGATAACTATGCAGATGCTACAGCGCTTTCGAACTCTTCAGAATTCTCTGAATTCTTAGATGTGATGACCGCTGCATTTAAAAACTCTGTTGTAACCACACCAAAATCAGGTTACACGGTTAATTCTTATGGCACTTTCGTAAAAAACAGTGCTACAGCTACATCTATAAAGATTAATGCGCCTGTACTAACACACACAGCTGATAGTTTACCAGATATAACAGAAAAATTTGAGTGGGCTGCAAACACCGAATGGTACTATCGTACAGAATCAAATCAGTTATCATTAAAATCAAATAGGACATTCGATTACGGTATTGTCTACCTTGATAAGTATGGTCGCTATAGTACAGTATTACCTAATTCAGGTGACTCTGGCTCTGATAAAAGTAGTATTGCTGTTCCTGCGGGTTCTAGTCAAAACATAAATTTTGGTAGAATAACTGTCAAAAATAAAGCTCCGTACTGGGCTGATAGGTATAAGTTCTTTGTAAAAACCAATAGAGACCTTTATTACAATTTATACGCTACTGTTTTTTATCAAGAGGATAATTACAGATGGGTTCTTTTAAATGGTAATAACGGTCATAAAGTAGAAGAAGGTGATGTTTTGGTTGTTAAATCCGACCAAGACGGCCCGTTGTCTTCATTAGTAAAGTGTAAGGTACTTGAGGTAACAACGAAAGCTGGTGCTGACGTTCTCGATGATACTGAAGGATGGATAAAGGGTAATGAGAATGCAGGGGGACAAAATGTAATTGAGCAGGTTGGTAGGTTTATGAAGATAAGACCTATTGGTTTTAGAATGGATTACTCTTCTGATGCATTTTTAGTTTACGCTGATACCAAGCATTTAAGTAGAGGTGAAATTGTGTTTACATCTGCCGATGGATATGCAGACGTAACTTTAGGAGACTTTGGAAATCCAACGGTTTCAGGAGCTTCAACTCAAGGTATAATGCAGTTTTTTAGAAACAGTTCATGGAATCACGCTGATAGTAACCTATCGTTAAACGCAGGAAGTGTTGTGACATTGAACTTCTTCTCAGCTGATAGTGTCGATACTAATGGCGATGAGATGCATTCTTATAAAAGAACGTTTATAGTACAAAATAATTACACATACGATAGCGCAAATGCTATAAGCTCTTTTGAAAGATGGTTGGA